CGGGCTACACTTCAAGGTGAACGGGTGTGCCCCGGCCCAGGACATGTGGGGTCTTACCATTTGGTCGTACTTGAACGCCCCCCGGGTGGGCTTCATGGGTGTGATCTCCACAGCGTTCGCGGAGTTGGGAACCCCGATCCCTTGTATCCTCCCTGACATCTGGAGCCAGTTGTTCACGCGACGGAGGTCACTAGCCTTCAGCCCCCTTCTCTCCCCGCTGAAGAAGCTCACCGGTATACAGGCTACTGGCGCTCAGGTGACGGCCATCGGCGCCGGTGGGTACACCATTCCCGCTAACGTCCAGTCTCAGGCCCGTGAAGTGGGCCTAAACACTGTGCCGCTGGCCGACGACGTTGAGGTCTTCAACGCAAGAATTGTTTGGCACGCCTTCACGGCCTCGCTGTACACACTAGACAATAACCAGTGGAATGTGTCCACCCTTCAGCCCGGTAACTTCGTCCGCCAAAAGTACGTAAACGCGGATTACACCGTCCCCAACTATATTGGCGGTGTGATCGCAGCGGCTAAGACCAACTGGATGCCGTACAACACCTCCACTGGGTTGCGGTTGCTACCCGGTGTCACTGCCCTAAACGGAGCCGCCCTCATGTCTCAGGTGATGGTGGGCCGCGCCTACACAGGGTTGATGACTTGGGTCTTCAACAATGTGTCAATCCAGCCGAATGTGATTGTCGGAGCCGACGGTAACGAGAATGACGGTATCTGGGACGTCGCAACCAGTGAGGGAAAAGGCGAATCGGCGAGCTCTACCGCGAGCTCGACCGATTCGGCGGCGACCCAGTAGCAACCTTCGTGACAGCGCGCGAAGCACCGGAGAACCGGGCGGTTTGGGAGGCAACCAAACCGCTGTTCTCCGAGGAGGCATTGGCTACAATGGTACTCTGTAGTTCAGACCCCCAACTTGAGAAGGTATTACTACCACACGTGGATGTGTCCGAATTGCTGCCCGTCCCCTCCGCCACTAAGGCGACCTGGGACGAGGTTAGGCGTTTGGTTCCCAAGGCGGAGGAACGTTCTGCCGTGTCCGATTGGACTGCCGTCCTGAGTGCTAAAGGCCGTCGCGCGCTCGAACTGGCTGCGTTAGCAACGTGGCCCGCCCGGTCGAAGACCGACCTGGCTATCCGTAGAACAAGGTTCGCGGATTGGTTTTACCTCGTACGCCAGAGAGACGAGGAGATGGCCTTGCTTAGAACCATCGTCAAGCAGGGGTTCGACTACATCTTCGTGATGAACCTGATCGCCGCGCTAGCCGTCATGGGCCCGTCCTGGATGTCGAAGGTAATTAGTTTGGGAGCGTTCGACTACGATCTGTCCCACTTCACCGTCGTCACTAAAAAACTTAGTGACATCGTGAAGACACGTGGCCTAGACGACGAACAGTGGTGGTACTTCGCTGAGATCAGTACACTGGCAGGCTACCGTAACCAGCCGTTCCCCGGGTTCGACCCCTTGACAGAGACCCGTCTGTTAGCTGAGGGCGGTGATCCTCACAACTACTGCGGCTACCAGTGGGACGAACTGGTAGCCGAGGCGTTGGCCATGTCACCCGAGCGGCGCACTTGTCCGTCCTTCCTGGAATTCGTAACTTCTGCGGCCTGGCTCACTGCGGGCAGCAGTTCCGTGGGCAAACTTGAGATTGTACTGCCGGATGGAGAGGTGATCAAGGTGAAGTGTCGCAAGAACACCGTCGCCGACGTGATCGATCTGCCCGAGTTAGCAGCCGCTTGTCTCACCTGGCGTAAGCAGGTGAACGTTGCCATCGTGAAATCCGAGTTGGGCAAGATACGCATGGCTGTGGCAAGCGACCTGTACAGTTACTTACAGATGTCTTGGATCAACGTTCTGCTCAACGGGGCGTACAACCAGTGGACCGGGTCAACCACAGACGAGGACTTCGTCCGACAGACGCAGAGGATGTGGCGCATGTTAACCTTGACTGCCCGCAAACTCGGGCTACCCTTCGACTTTAAGGCCTTCGATCACCAACCGACCACTTACGAGTTACAATCCATCGTCCGCTTTATCCTGTCCAAGGCCAGGTACAACTGTCCATCCGGCGACCTGCACACATTCGAACAACTGGCCGGTAATATTGTGGCATCCTTCGACGAGTCAACCCTGTCGTGGAATGACAAGGACGGCAAGCACGTCTTCAGGGTTACGGG